TCTTCTTGTTCTTATCAGCCGCAGCACTCTCGCTAACGTCCACAATCGTCAGCAAGTCGCCCGTCGCCTGACTACCTGCAGCAAGAGCAGTCAGATCCGTAATTTTGCGGTCGGCCATTGCTTACGTTTTGATGACGTACATCATTGCAATGTTACGCGGCCTGGCCTCACTGCCACCATCGTTAGCAACACTGACTGACGTTGAGACGCTGATGCCAGTAAAAGCACTACCTGTGTTCTTGTTGTCGCCTCGGCAGTCATTATCGCCGCCTTTCCACCAGCGATAACCGCCGTTAGCGTCGTTTACCTGATCAATATAGTTGTGAACGTGACCAGGATCGCTAACGGTCGATGTTGCCGTTGCGGTGTGGTTGTGCTGCTTGTTCTGATCTGACTGCGAGCTGGCAAAGCTACGGCCACTATCAACACTGCCGTTATCAGCCCAACCGCGAACAAACTCACCACGCAGATCTGGAACGTTGAACGTGCTGCTACCGTCGCCTTCTCCCCATGTCGTTCCAATAATTGCGAACAGATCGGCGTAAGTTGTCCGGCTGACTGCAGCGCCGTTGCACTTCAAATAACCACTGGGTGCAGTGGTCGTCGCCATGATGTGAACCGATCCAGTCGGTACAGCCTGCGGCAAAGCAGTAAAGCTCAAGTTGCCGCTGCCATCTGATTGCAGCACGTCATTAGCGTTGCCGTCACTGCTGGGCAGGGTCAGTGTGATGTCGCTGCTGACGTTTGACGGAGCTTGGATTGCGACAAAGTTACTGTTGCTTGTATCCCGCAGCCTCAGCGCCTTGCGATCACGGATGGTGATGCCGTTGCTGTCGAAGTGAGCACGGCGCGTTCCACCCGTGACAACACTGAAATCGTCAGCGCTGTTTGTGAATACGCCAGTGTCTGTATCTGAGCTAAACCGAATCGGCAAGCTGCTGACCGTTCCAGCAGGTACGCCAACGTTGCCGGTAAACGTAGGGCTAGCAATAGTTGCCAGTCCAAGGTTGGTCTCGTTGAGAGAACCAATGGTTATGAACGACGTATTGGTTCCATTTCTAATCTTCAACTCGTTGTTGGTTTCATCTGCCCAGATCATCCGGGCGACAGAATTGGCAGCACTAGGTTCAGATGAACTCGCATTCAGGCTGTAAATCGCAGCCATGTTGGAGTTGATGTCCGCCCGGACATTCGCTCCAGTGTCATTCTGGATCGGAGTGGATTTTGTCTCGTTTACAAAGGACATCAGCCGATTCCGTAGCCAGTAGCGGTCCAGGTGATCGTTTTCTGAACCCTGGTTCCACCAACTGAATCATAGACCGACACATCAAATCCGGTAGCCGATGGATTGCTGATCACATAGTTTTCACTGCTTGCCTGAGCCTGCATCACAACTCCTACGTCGGGCGTCACATAGAACTTGTTGCCAGTGCCATAAGTAACTGACACGTCTGCACTGGTGCTAGTCGTCACCGATCCAGTTACTGAACGCCTTGGCATTTGCGCTTGAACACGCAGCTGGTCAACGGCAATCTGCTCCTGCGAGCTGCCAGTGCTGAACTCTGCCTTGACCTGGTAGCCACGGGCCTTGAACTCAGCGTTGTTAAACCGACGCCAGCTCGTAAACGTAGGCGAACCCGCAGGGTCATCCTGCGTGGTACGGATATACAGCTCAACATCACAGGTGTTTGGAGCGGTGCCGTCAAACTCAGTGATCAGATCAAAGTCAGGCTCATCGTCGATGCGTTCTCCATACGGGAAAAAGCTGCGAGCCCGCAAGGTGCTGTCCAGCCTGAGACTGAAGACATCGCTCAAAGTAAACGTGTTGCCGCTGTTGAAGACATACGTTCCAGACGTGTGCAGCTCATCGTCGCCTTGCAGATCTAAGTTGCCGTCGTCTTCGAGTAACAAGCCACCGCCATCCTCAAGGTCAAAGTCGCCAAGAGGCTGAAGCTCGTTGCCGGTAGTTGCTAGCTCTAGTTCATTGTTTATGGTGTCAACAACCAAGTTTGTCTTGGTGCCGCTAAACGATGGATCCTCTGTAGAGCCCAGCGCACCAACAACTTCAACGCTCTGAAGATCTGCCTTCGTAAATTCGATTAGTGCAGCGGTCAGACTCTCGCGGCCACCAGAGTCAACAAACTTGGCGCTGTACGTTCCAGCCTTTAGGTCGGCATATGCTTCAGTTGCAGAGCCTGCAATCTGCTCAGAAATACTGGTTGAAGTCGGCCATGTAACGCCGCTCAGATCAGGCGAATGGCGCAAGCGAACATAACCGCCAACACGCACATCCAGGTCAGTGGCTTGCGTCCACGTCAAACGTGCTTGGCCATTGACCGGAATCATGCTGAAGTTAGTTACAGCAGCTGGCGCAGCAGTTTTGCCCTGCAGCTGGAAATCAGCACTCGTGATCTGACTACCTTTGTTTAGGTAGTTCTTGGCCTGAATCTGTACATACAGCCGACCAGCACGCAAGTTTCGCAGCGTGACTGACGGGGAAGACGTATCGACGGCCTGCCAGTTGTCATTGTCAATCCGGTACTGGACGCGAAACTCACTGACGTTGACGCGATCATGGTTCCAGCTGACCGACGCACCAACAAACACGCCGCTGGCTTCTTCGTATAAAAACTCCTCAGTGTTGACGCTATCGACCGGGTTGGGAATCAACGACAGGTTGCTGATGTCCCGGTTGGTCAGCTCAACATCAGACTCAACTGCGTCATAAATCGTGCTGTTATAGGCAACAGCACTGACGCCATAGATGCCTTCTTCTGCCTCAGCAACAGATACAACGCGGAACTGCTGAGACTGAACCTCGTCGTTCTGGAACAAGAACACCGATCCAGCAGCAGGTGCTTCGCTAAATGCACTGGCAACGTCAATTTCTGCCGTTCCATCCGCAAGCAACGTGATGCCGCCAACTGGCACATCTTTTTGCTCAACCAAGCCGGTGGACAGCATCACTGACAGCTTCGGGTTGTTTGCAGCAGCCAATGAGGTGGTCAGGCCGTTGCTGCTATCTGTTGTGATCTGCGTTGTCGTTGCAGACTTGACTCGACCTGAACGACGCGCTCCAGCTTTGACAGGATCAGCAACATCAATGACCATGCCGGGTCGCAGAATGATGCCGCTTTCAATCGCAACGCTGAACTGGATCGTCTCAGTCAAATTCTGCTCGGACAGCAGAGTCCACTTACCGATTCGATGCGCTTGGCCTTGGCTGTAGCAACCAATGGCCTTGATGTCTTTTTTAATAATGCCGTACTTGGCGACCGCATCATGGTCTTCAACGTATTCATATTCGACATCACCACGGGTGTCGTATGACTGCCAAGCCACAACAGCAACGGTGTGGCGTGCTTTCTGAGACGTGCCTTGATATTGAAAAATGCCGTCGACAACATTGCTAGGGCTTAGCAGATACTGCGGATCAGACGGCTTGTCCTGCAGCAGCTGCAGCGTTCCAGCGCCGTAGTAGGCAATGCCACGGAAGATGGCAGTCATCTGCTGGATGACGTTATAGACCTCATCCCTACTGTTAATCAGCATGTTGAGGCTGAAACGCGGCTCTTGTCCGCCTGCTCCATCTGAGACGAGCCCTGAGCAGTATTGACTAATGGCGAAGAAGTCATACTTATCAAGCGATGACTCTGGAACGCCCGCGCCGTAACGCTCACTAATTAGCAAGTCGTATAAGCACCAAGCTGGATCATTTGTCCATGTTGCAGCCTGAAACGTGCCGTCCCAGACCCCGGAATAACTGAGCCTTCCGAGATGCGTTGTTGTGTCTACCGTCGCATTGCTTGGAATCTTGACCTTGATTCCGCGAATCAGATACTTACGAGTTGGGATGTTGCTGAACTGACGTGAGTCAAACCGCAGACCAACTAATGCTGAGTTGGGATAGCGGAACTTATCGTCAATAATCTCGGTAAAACTTTGGAAGATCGTGCTGCTGGCTCGTTTTTGGCTTGTCTCATCGGCGCTGACACGCACCATCCGCACATCAACAGGAAAGCTGCCGGTCAGGTTGACTAGATAATCTCGCTGATAACGGTTGCTGCTTTTACCGCTGATCGTGTCAGTAATAACGTCGTTATATCCACCGCTGTTGTACTGGATCTGAATCTTGATCTGAACACTGTTGCCAACAATATCACCATCGTCTTCCAGCACTTGAAGCGATGGAATCGTCAGCGTGACACGCAAACGATCGACTTCGGTGTCCGTAATTTGACGAGTTACGGAACTGCCGTTTGTAACTTCAACGCTAACTGCTGTTTCTCGTTCTGTTGTGTTGAACGGTCCAGCAAGGTGCGTTTGACCTTGCGTTCCAACGCGAGTGACAACAGTGAAGCCCTCAAAATTGTTGGTGCCGTCAGCTGCCTGGACAGGCGTATCGTCCAAGAAAATACTCTTGTTGCCATCCTCAAGACCACCAATTTCGCCTTCGCTGATTAGGTCAAGGACGTTGGCGAACTGTGTTGACTGGAGCGTATCGTCCTGCTCAGTTGGCGTACTTCTACCGCCACCGCCTTTACCGCCGCCACCACCACCAGCGCCAACGACGTATTTGGTCTGAGTCATACCTGCACCTGATCAACGTCAAGACCGCTGGACAGCACCGCCGATCCAACGAACAGCCGTCCATAGGCTATTGGGCAGGGCATCCCCTGACGACTGGTGTTGACGACATTGGAGAAGGTAAAGGACTCCAGCTGCACCGACTCGTCAAGTGTGGTGTCTAATGTTGGCTGCGGTGAAATGGCCGCAGCTATGCCGCTTAAAGCCAAAGAAAGACCAATGCTGCCAATAGCAGAGGATGCTGATGCGCTCAAAAATCCGCTGCCCGTGGCCCCTAGAAAACCAGCACTGGTGCCTCCTGAAACCGGAGCAAGAACTACGGCAGCAGTTACTAATGCAAGTCCTGCCAAGATTTGACCAGCTCCTCGGCCCGCACCAGCAACTACAGGCGTGATGCTAAAAACTTCTTTGTCACTAAAGGGCATCAACAAAGGAGCAACGTTTTCTTCAGTTACTTTTTCCTTGCTTACAGCTACGCGATAACCAACGCCGTCTTTTTCGCTATCAATCAGCCACTTATCTAGCCCTGGAAAGTTGACGCACAACGCCTTGATCGCCTGCGCTGGTGTTGCTACATCAAACTCAAACCGGCATTGACCAAGCCGTTTACGCAAAGCGCCATAGACCTTAACGACTTTCATGCCTCAAGGCGCAGGCAGTGCTCTTCCCATAGTAACCGCCATAGACATCACGGCTAGACAGCCTGCCCTGCACATGATGCAGCACCTGTTGATCACCCAGATAAATTGCTGCATGGTTTGGTACGGGTGAAACCAGATTCATCAATAACGCATCACCACGCTCCAACTCCTGCACTGGAATCTTGTAAAACCCTTCCTTCTGAAAGTTCTCTAGATACAGGTTTTCGCCGTGGTCCCACCACTGGTCTCGGCGGTGATAATCACGCAGCTCTAGGCCCCATTCCCTCCTGTACCAGTCACGGCAGAGGCTGTAGCAGTCCACAACGCCATGGACAAACTCACGTCCCACATACGGCAGCTCAAAGCCAGCTGGCTCGCAGTAGCCCCAGCCCTCAGTGTTGGGATTAACGATGAACCACGGCAGCTCTGACTTTTCGCACGCAACCCGGTCAGCCGGTGATGGCTCAGGGTTGGTCGTCGGGTGGCTGTGCACAACGGCAATCACCTCACCCTTGTCCTCTACAGCGTCCCAGCCGTTGAGAACAAAGTGCTCGTCTGGTGTTTCGGCAATGTTCTGACACGGAAAGTACCTGCGCCGTCCTTTGACAACAGCCACCAGGCCGCAGCACTCGCGTGGCGCTTCGGCCTTGGCGTGCTCCAGAATCTCAGCCTTCATGGCTGCTGACAGACGCATCACTTGGTTAGACCCGCTCCAGGGAATGAGCCAAACGGCAGTTCAGCGTTCTCGCCAAACCGCAGCTTGCAACTGGCTACCCGCTTGCCGCAAACATCCTGCGCTTCAGTACTGACCTCGTTGCCATTTACGTCGTAATAATCAGTGCCGGTGTAGCTGCATTCACTGCTGCGGTACTTCCACTGGCAGATGTTGGCAATGATCTGACGACGAGGAATCTTCTGACCAGCCAGGTCAAACTTGCTTGCCAGCTCGAACGTCACGCTGTCGCGTGTTTCGCTGGATTTACGGTCGATAAACCAGCGTTCATCAGGAAAACGAGCGTTAGGATCAGCCGTTGGGTTGGTCACCACGTCGTTGAACTCAAGGTTGTCACCTCCTTGAGTGACCAAAAAGTCACCACCCTGCGTGACTGAAAGCTTGTCTACACCAAAATTTTCGCTGTCTAAATACTTGGCAAGCGTGCGGATGCGCCTTACTTCCGCTCCACCAAGGTCATTGCCTGCTGTTGTTGTGTTGACCAATAACAGCAATGCCGTAATGGTGCTGCTTAGGTTGCTGACAGTCAGCGTTGGTCGGGGCAGCGTTCCGGTGTTGCTGTATTCAAAGCCATCAGCTTTGATCGGAACACGCGAATACAGCTGCGAGTCAAAAACGATGTTGCTCTCGCCAAACTCGTTGGTGCCAGCGTGAAAGTAGTAAACATCATTGCTGCCGTGCAACGCTGAATCAAGCCGCAGCTGAAACAGCTCAAGGATTGCGCTGGGGTTGGAGATCGCAAGATCGCCATACGTTGCTGAAATTGCAGTCCAGACACACGTCCCATCAGTAACGGTGTCGCCAGCAGAGTTGGGCCACTCAGGTTCTGAGCTTGCTGACGTACCAGCAGTTGTGCAGCGAAAAAACAGGCCGGTGCCTTCATCGCCGGTAGAACGACGAATATCACCGACAGAAAATGCGGTGCTAGCTGCCCAAGCTGCTATTGCCATTACGGTTCAAAGACTTGGCGGAACGTTGCTTGAATTGTGGCGCGGTTCAAGTACGGAATCGACTTGTTCCATGTCTCACAGACAAACTTGGCACCAGCTGACTCGCCAGGTGGAGTGAAG